TTTCGCTTCTAGTTCAGCTAACACAGCTATTCAATCAGGTTACACAACAGGTACAGGAGCTGCTACAGCTACTGCAGAGATTGATTCTACAATTCCTGAAATGTCTTTCACAATTCAGAAAGCTACAGTTACAGCTAAAAGCAGAGCGCTAAAAGCTGAGTACACTATAGAACTCGCGCAAGACCTTAAAGCGATACATGGTCTTGATGCTGAAACAGAATTAGCAAACATTCTATCTGGTGAAATCCTTGCGGAAATCAACAGAGAAGTTGTTAGAACTGTTAACGATCAAGCAAAAATCGAAGGTGTTGCTTCAGAAAGTAACCTAACAGGTACTTCTGTAAACGGCCAATTTAACTTAGATGTTGATTCATCTGGTAGATGGTCAGTTGAAAAATTCAAAGGTCTTATGTACCACATTGAAAGAAATGCTAATGTTATAGCACGACAAACAAGAAGAGGTAAAGGTAACTTTATCCTTTGTTCTAGTGATGTAGCGTCAGCTCTTGCAATGGCAGGTGTATTAGACTATGCTCCAGCATTATCAACTTCTTTGAATGTTGATGACACTGGAAACACATTTGCTGGTGTCTTAAATGGCAGCATCAAAGTGTATATCGATCCATATTACGCAAGTGCGTCTACAAGACCTACTGGTGTAACTGCTGGTGAAGGATATGTAACAGTTGGTTATAGAGGAACTAATCCTTTTGACGCTGGACTGTTCTATTGTCCTTATGTACCATTGCAAATGGTTCGTGCAGTTGGTGAAGATACATTCCAACCAAAAATCGGATTCAAAACCAGATACGGTATGGCTTCAAACCCATTCGTAGGTGCTGCTCCGGCTGATGGCTTGGCGTCAACTTCTACTAACTCTTACTACAGATCATTCGAAGTATTAAATCTTCTATAAGTCGTAGTAATTCTAAATCATAATCGGTTTCAAAGACCCACTTCGGTGGGTCTTTTTTTTGAACTCTCATTTCTTATAAATATACTATGAATACATTGTATTCAATCGTTCATCTTCAATAGAAGACGGAAGTAGGAAAACCTGAAAACCTCCTCATTCGAGGGATAGCGAGTAAGCATTCAGCTGAAAGAGACCGAAAGTTTCCGAAGGAACGCGTGGAGAAGGGTGTGCATCGAAAGATGTATGTACGAAATCAAAACGAGAACCGGGAGGAATTATGTATTGCTATAGAGGCGTCTGGTACAATCCAAAAGACCTAATAAAAAAGCAAGCTAAGCCACAAAAAACTCAAAGAGTTTATCGTGGTACAAAACATACTGCTTGATTTTTTATTAATTGGGAGGGAGACGCAATGTCTCCCTTTCTTTTGTTATAAATATAGATGTGAAAGAAAAAACAATTCAAGACATCATTAATGGTGTGAGTCACGAGGAAGAAATGATACAATTTGATGAAATGATACACGAATATCAAAGTGATAATAAACGAGCACAAGTCGGTGTTAAGCGTGGGTCTTTTGGTATTAGAATGTGGAAAGATAATGTATTTCAAAAAGACGAACTCTATGAAGGTCATAGTGAAGTATACGCTGAAAACGCCGCAGAGAACTATGTACTCGGAGTAAAAGAATAATATGGCAACAGCAAATTGGCAAGCAGACCAACCTACAAACTTAAACTATTTAAGTCCTGTAAATTTTGATTTACAAATAAACAAACTGCCTAAAACAAAATATTTCTGTACAGGTGTAACACTACCTGGTGTGAACTTTTCTGAAGCTCTACATACACATACATTAGCAATCAACTCATATCTACCTGGTGATAAAATTGAATTTGATCCTTTGACAGTAAAATTTGTAGTTGATGAAGATATGAAAAACTATCAAGAGATATTTGATTGGATTATGAAACTAGGTCCAGGTAGAGATACAGACGATTTCATGGGACTAGTCGAATCAAAGAAAAGATCAGATGGTACTCTTAGTACAGCTTCATTTGAAAATATGTATTCAGATGCAACTATTATTGTGAATACATCATCTAACAATGCTAATATTGAATTTCAATTTCAAGATACATTCCCAACAAGTTTAGGTGCTATAGAATTTGCAGCTGACCAAGCTGGTGTAGAATACGCAACCTGTGATTTAACATTACGATACACATTATTTAAAATCAAAACAGTAACATAACTGGACCTATACAGGTTTTGTGATATAATTATAGTATGAACTTAAAAAACATTCAAGATATGTGGAAAGAAGATTCGGTTATAGACGATATCGAACTTGACGCATCCTCATTACAAGTACCTAGATTACATGCTAAATATACAGAAATTCTTTCTAATAAAAAGTTAGAACTCATTCGACACGAAAGAATGATGAAAGAACTCAATAAAGATAAATGGTTATGGTATAGTGGTAAAATGTCTAAAGAAGATATAGAATATAATAAGTGGGAGTATGACCCTTTTGATGGTTTAACAGTTCTAAAGTCAGACTATGATAAATTTACAGGTGCCGATAAAGACATACAAGATTTAAATGATAAAATTGAGTATCTAAGAATAACAGTAGATTATCTACAAGATGTAGTCTCTCAAATAACTTGGAGACATCAAACGATAAAGAATATTATAGAATGGCGAAAATTCATGGCAGGGTCGTAGTCTCAAAAGCAGACGAAGTACACCTATTCATATCAGCAGAAGATTCAATCAGAAAAGAACTTTCAGAATTCTTTAAGTTCAAAGTTCCTGGTGCAAGTTTCATACCAGCTGTTCGAAAAAGATTTTGGGACGGCTATATTCGTCTATTCAATCTAACTACTAATAAAATATATCTAGGATTATTCCCATATCTAAAAGAGTTTTGTGAAGAAAGAGGTTATACTATTGAAGGTTATGAACCTGATAAAGACATATTTACAATCGAAAGATATCAAGAAATTGTAAAAGATATACCATTAAAACTTAGAGAATATCAGAAAGAAGCAATTGCCTACGCTGCACACAATCAAAAATGTATATTAGTGTCTCCTACTGCTTCAGGTAAATCATTAATTATTTACAGTCTCATTCGATATAACTTTTTAAAGAAAAACAAGAAAGCATTAGTGATAGTACCGACAACTTCACTTGTTGAACAAATGGCCAAAGATTTTAAAGACTATGGTTTTCGAGGTGAGATAGCTAAGATATATGGTGGTGATAAAGAATCAGATGCTCCTATTGTAGTTACAACTTGGCAATCAATGATGCGAATGCCAAAAGGATTTGGTAATCAATTTGGTATGGTGATTGGTGATGAAGCACATTTATTTCAAGCTAAGTCATTAACGAAGATAATGGAATCACTTACAGAAGTGAAATATAAAATAGGTACGACAGGTACATTACAAGAAACTAAAACACATAAATTACAGTTAGAAGGTATGTTTGGACCAGCTTACTTTGTAACAACATCAGCTGATCTAATGGAAGCAGGTACACTTGCACAACTTGATATTCAAGCACTAGTATTATCTTATTGTGAAGAAGAAAGAAAACTAGTTAGTAAGATGACATATCAAGAAGAAATGGATTGGATAGTTAGAAACGAAAAAAGAAATAACTTTATAAATAATTTAGTAAAAGATTTGAAAGGTAATACATTAGTACTGTTTCAATTTGTAGAAAAACATGGTAAACCTTTATTCAAACTATTGAATGAATTGGATAGAAAAGTATTTTTTGTTTTCGGTGGTACAGATACAATAGATAGAGAAAAGGTTAGAGAAATTGTTGAGAAAGAGAAAGATGCAGTTATTGTAGCATCATTTGGTACATTCTCAACAGGTATTAATATAAAAAGACTACATAATGTAGTATTTGCGTCTCCTAGTAAGAGTAGAATTCGTAATTTACAATCAATTGGTCGTGGTTTGAGAAAAACAGACGATAAAGATAAAGTAGTACTATATGATATAGCAGATGATCTTTCATGGAAAAAAAACATGAATTATACGCTCAATCACTTTTCAGAAAGAATAAATATCTATAGTACAGAGAAATTTAACTATGAAATACATTCAGTAAGGATACCCGCAAATGTCAGTCATAAACCGTAACACTAAATATCAGTATCTAAGATTATATGATGGGAAAGAATTATTTGCGATGGTAAAAGAAGTAGATAATCTATTGGAACTACATTTTCCAATGAATATCATGTGCAAACCAGCAATGTCCGGCGGTGTAACCATTCACCTCGGACCTTTTATACCTTTTACAACAGACGATACTGTAATAATTAACCCTCAAGATGTTGTAGTAAGAACAAGTATAACAGATCAATTTGTAGGTTTTTATGATGAAGCGTGTACAGCTTGGTTAGATATGAGAGAAAACGATACGATTGAAATTAAATCAACTAAAGAAGATTTCCAACAGCAACAAAAACAGTTAGCTTCTCTTATAAAAGAAAGACTAAATAAAACAGATTTATGGGATGAATATCCAGAAGAAGAGGATTTATTTGATTATGAAAATTTACCAGAACCGAATGAAACGATACATTGATTTATTGATATACATTTCATTATTCTCTTATATAATATATATTCTCTTTTCTGCGTACTAACATATTCATTTTACAGTACGAATTGGGATCTGTCAAGCAAATTTGATGAAAAAAATGAAAAAAAAGTATATTCATGTTAATCAACATAAAATTCGTGCCAATTTGAAACATGGTACAAACGAACCTGTAATTACAATCAAAGAAGGAAAAAATAATACATATTGTCATGAAGTTAAAATTCTAGGCGAAAGTACAGTAAGGTATGGTGGTAGTGATAAACCGATATTACCTTGTGGTGCTCGAGTAGTCATTGAGACTACAGCAGAGGTGCAAATAACTTGACCTGACAGCTTTCTACTGTATAATAGATATATGACTAGACAAAAAAGACAAACCAAAGAATCAGTCCATTATGTAAACAATAAAGAGTTTACTGCTGCTATTATTAAACATAATAAAGCATGTAGAAAGGCAATAGATGATGGTGTAGAAAAACCTAGAGTAACAGAATACATTGGTGAATGTATATATAAGATTGCAACTAGACTATCTACTAAACCAAATTTTATCAATTACTCTTATAGAGATGAAATGATATGTGATGGGATTGAAAATTGTCTTCAATATATAGAAAACTTCAATGAAGAAAAATCACAAAACGCTTTTGCTTATGTAACTCAAATTATTTACTTTGCTTTTTTGAGAAGAATACACAAAGAAAAGAAACAAGCAGCTATAAAACAAAGAAGTATTGAACAAGCAGGAGTTCTATTTGATACTTTAGATACTATAGATGGTGATACAAGAGGTATGAGTAACACCTTTGTTGATTATCTACAAGAGAATATGAATCCTATAAACTACAAACCTCGTGGGTCTAAGAAAAAAGAAGACAAATAATACATTATGAAAATAGCTTTGCTAAACGATACTCATGCAGGAGTTCGTAACAACAATCAAATGTTTGCAGAGTATCAAGGGAGATTTTATACAGAAATCTTTTTTCCATACTTAGACAAACATGATATCAAACATATAATACATCTTGGAGACTATTTTGATAGAAGAAGGGATGTAAATTTCTATTCTTTACATAAGAATCATGAACACTTTATCAAACCAATGATTGATAGAGGTATTACTATGGATTTAATCGTAGGTAATCATGATATCTATTTTAAATCAACAAATGAATTGAATAGTCCAGAGTTTCTACTTAAACATGAAAACTTTAATGTATATACAGACCCAATCACAAAAAATTATGATGGTCTTGATATAGCTTTGTTGCCTTGGATAAACTCAGAAAACGAAGAAGAAGTAGAAGAATTTTTACAGTTAACAACAGCACCTTTTGTTATGTCTCATTTAGAAGTGAATGGTGGTATGATGTCACCAGGACATTATCACGGTGGTGGAACACCAGCATCATGGTTTGAAAGATTTGAACAAGTTTTTTCAGGACACTTTCATCATAAATCACAATTAGGTAATATTAGATATTTCGGTTCACAAATGGAATTCACATGGAATGACTTTGGTGACGATAAATATTTTCATGTCTTTGATACAGAGACTAGAGAAATAGAGATGATTAAAAATCCTCTCAAAATGTTTCATAAAGTATTTTATGATGATACAAATGAAACACTAATGACTATTAAAAAGAAAGATTTTAGTCAATTAAAAAATACATTCGTAAAAGTTATTGTTACGAATAAAAATGAACCTTATTGGTTTGATGTGTTTGTAGAAGAACTATTAAAAGCAAATCCTGCTGATTTAAAAGTCGTAGAAGATCATAGTAATTTAGATGTTCTAGATGAAGATGAACTAGTCGGTGATGCAGAAGATACATTAACAATACTTACAAAACATATTGAATCATTAAATATAGATGGAGACAAGACTAAATTAGATTCATTGATGCGATCATTGTATTCAGAAAGTCTTGATATTTTAGTATGATAAAAATAATACAATTAGTAACAGGTGAAATGTTAATTGCTGAGATAAATGAAGAAAATTATGAAATAAAAAATCCTTTATTTATTCATCAGCAAGCTGTTGAAGGTCAAGGACCTAAAGTAAATTTATACCCATATAATATTCTTGGTGAAGGTAATATTAAACTTAATCCAGACCATATTGTGTGGACAGTTAATCCTGAACAAAGACTACTTAATCAGTACCAAGAAACATTCAGTAGTATAATCACACCACCAACACCAAAGGTAGTATAATGGAACATGACTTTCCACATGGTGCTTGTTACGCCGGCGAATGGGTATGCGAGGGACATTCTTTGACTTTTGAAATACATGATGATGATACAGTATCAATTAGAGAATATTATACTGTACAAGGTAAAGAAGTAACATCACATCAAAGAGTAGATTTAGATAAAGCAATATCTTATCAAGAGAAGTACATTAAATTAGGATATGATAAAATTTCATAAAGTTAGATACAAAAATTTTCTATCAACAGGTAATGAATTTACAGAGATAGATTTATCTAGAAAGAAAACATCACTTATAATCGGTGCAAATGGTTCAGGTAAATCAACATTACTTGATGCTTTGACATTTGGTTTGTTTGGTCGTGCTTTCAGAAAGATACCAAAGACAGCTCTGATTAATTCTATCAATCAGAAACAAACTGTGGTAGAAGTTGAATTTCAGATTGGTAGAAATCGATATCGTGTAATGAGAAGTATCAAACCAAATAAGTTTGAAATATATCGTGATGGAAAAATGATGCATCAAGATGCTTCTGTAAGAGATTATCAAGCAATACTAGAACAACAGATACTTAAATTAAACTATAAATCATTTACTCAAGTTGTTGTTCTTGGTTCATCAACATTCACACCGTTCATGCAATTAAACACACCAGAAAGAAGAGCTATCATTGAAGATATACTTGATATACAAATCTTTTCTGTAATGAAAGATTGTTTAAAACAAAGAGCGTCAACATTAAATAATGAACAGAGAGAAGTAAGAAACAATATCAAGATTGGTGAAGCAAAGATTCAAGGTCAAGAAGATGCAATGAAACGATTAGAAGAAAATCGTGATGAAATGATTGAGAAACTTTCTAAAGATATCAATGAACATGAAGACAATGTATTAGAGTATAAAACAAATATTCGAGCTGACATGGAAAATGTTAAGACTTGTATGAATTTAATATCAGATGAAGATACAGTTCGTGCATCACTTCAAACAATGTTAAGTGATGAAAAAGATTTTGAAAATGAAAGAAGAAAATTTATCAAAGAATTAAAGTTTTATGAAGATAATGATGAATGTCCTACTTGTAAACAAGATATTGAATCAGACCACAAAGAACATATATGTACTGAAAGAACAGTAAATATCAAAGAACTTGATATGAGACTTACACAACATAGTGAATCTATAGAGAGAATTAATAAAAGACTTGAAGAAATTAATGAAGTACATAAAGAACTTAGTGAAACACAAAAAGCAATTCAAAAAGAACAAACTCTTATAGACTCTAATGAACAATACATTGATAAACTACAGAAACAGATAGACGAATTAAAACAACAAGAACATACAGAAGATGATAAAGATAAACTTGAAAAGTATCGTAAAGCATTAGATGTCTTACAAGGTATGGATGCTGGGTTATCAGACGATAAACATTATCATGAGTTAGCTGAAATACTATTAAGAGATAGTGGCATTAAAACTAAAATCATAAGACAGTATTTACCAATAATGAATAAGTTAATTAATAAATATTTAGCTAGTATGGAGTTCTTTGTTCAGTTTGAATTAGATGAAGAATTCAACGAAGAAATTAAATCTAGATATAGAGATAACTTTTCATATTCATCATTTAGTGAAGGTGAGAAAATGAGAATTGACTTATCACTTCTATTCACATGGAGAGCAGTAGCTAAGTTAAAGAATTCAGTAAACACAAATTTATTAATACTTGATGAAGTATTCGATAGTTCACTTGATGAAGGTGGTACAGACGAATTCTTAAAGATACTTCATACACTAGATGATAATACAAATACTTTTATTATTTCTCATAAAGGTGAAAGTATGAATGAAAAGTTCAATAATATAATTGAATTTGAAAAGATTAATAACTTTAGTAGGATAAAATGATAGTAAAAACAGAAAAAGAGTTAAGAGAAAAATGTCCAAAGTTTGATTTCGATAATCCAATAGTTGATCCTATTGAATTGAAGAAAAAACTTATTGACGCAATGTTTGACTATGCTGGTTTAGGTATATCAGCAAACCAAATAGGTTATAAGACTAGAGTGTTTGCTATGAGAGGTGAAACAAAATCAGAGTCAGTTGTTTGTTTTAATCCAGAGATTGTAGATTTTTCACCAGAGATGAATACAATGGAAGAAGGTTGTCTATCTTTACCAGATGTATTTGTTAAAGTTGTAAGACCGTCTCATGTAGCTATCAAATATCTAGATGAACTTCAAAAAGAAGAAGGACAACTAGCTGAAGGATTAACTGCTCGAGTTTTTCAACATGAATTAGACCATTTAGATGGTATATTGATGATTGATAGAGTTGGTGAATTTTCGAAAAGAAGAGCTTTCGAGAAAGCTAAAAAAACACAAAAATTTAGAGCTAGAGGTAAGATACCAAAAACTAAAGCCAGATTTGCATTGTGATGAATCTACATTATACTTTACAAGCTAGTAATAATTCTTTCTTATCTGATTGTATCTACACTAAACAAATATTTGCTAGTGATTGGTGTGAAGACTTAATATCATATTTTGAAAATAGTTTACACTACAGAACAGACGATCATAGAAAACAAGCTGACCAAATGCAATTGATAGGTGACCCTAGACCTGATGCTGTAGACTATAAAAATCATTTATTTGAAAAACTATATCCTTTAGGTATTGAATATGAAGAACACTTACATTCGTTATGTCATAAAGATTATAAACCATTCGACAGACCTTTAACTGAAATTAATAATACAGGATTTCGTTCTTTACAAATACAAAAATACTCACCAGAAGATAAGGGTTACCCAGCTGTTCATGTAGAATCAGGTCAAGAACATTATAAAAAATATCTAGCTGCTATCGTTTATTTAAATGATGTGGAAGATGGTGAGACAGTATTCCCTATGGCAGGTACAGCCTTGTCACCTACAACAGGTTATGTAGTGGTATGGCCAGCAGGTCTTCCATTTTATCATTGTGGAAATAAATCAAAGACTACAAAATACATTATTACCACTTGGTTTGAATTTATGTAATCATGGCTTATGTTGTCACGGAAGCATGTATCAAGTGTAAACATACTGATTGTGTAGAAGTATGTCCTGTTGATTGTTTTCATGAAGGTCCTAATTTCTTAGTTATAAATCCAGATGAATGTATAGATTGTGGATTATGTGTTCCTGAATGTCCTGAGGAAGCAATTTTTTCAGAAGACGAACTAACGGAAAATCTAATACCTTTCATTGAAATAAATGAAAAATTATCAGAAGTATGGCCAGTAATAGATGAAATAAAAGATTCTTTACCAGAAGCTGAAAAATACAGTAAAATAAAAGATAAATTACATTTACTAGAAAGATAAACTTGATACCGCTGGTACCCTTTTGTTATAATATATAAATAATGACAAAAGAGGTAAAATATATAAAAAGTCAGATGGTTGATACCGCTGGTACACTTTTTATATAATATATACATGATATCAACTCAACAATCAAATAAAGATGTTCTAGCTAAACTTATGGCTACAGAGAACATTACAGTTATTCATAAATCAGTTCCAACAGCATACTTTGATGTTAAATCTAGAACATTAGTATGTCCTATTCTTAAAGGAGATATGTCTCCTGAACTTACTGATTTATTCATGGGTCATGAAGTTGGACACGCTTTGAATACACCAGCAGAAGGTTGGCACGATAAAGTTTCAGATAAAGGTATGGTATTCAAAGGATACTTAAATGTTATCGAAGATTGTAGAATTGAAAAAATGATAAAATCAAAATATCCTGGATTAAGAAAATCATTCTATGCAGGTTACAAAGATTTAGCTAATAGAGATTTCTTTGGTCTTAAAGGTAAAGATTTAAGTAAACTAAACTTAATTGATAGAATTAATATTCATTTCAAAATAGGTTCAGTTGCAAGAGTACAGTTTTCAGAAGATGAACTACCTTATATTCTAAGATGTGAAAAATTACAAACTTGGGATGAAGTTGTTCTTTTATCAGAAGAATTGTTCGATAGACAAAATCAATTAAATGAAGAAGAACTTGATGCAATGTCTGATTTAGACATTCAAGATATGATTGATGAACTTGGTCTTGATGATGAAGGTAATGAAACAATGGGTGTAGAAATTTCTGAATCAGATGAAGAAGATGAAAATGAACAAGACAGTTCAGATGCTAATTCAGAAGATACGGGTGATACAGAAAATTCAGATGATGAAACTAATTCAACTGATTCATCAGAAGGTACAGAAAATGAAGAAGAAAATAATGAAACTTCTGAAACTGATAAAATAGGTTCTGGTGACCCAAGAGGTAAATTACTTGATGAAATGAATAAGTCACAATCAGATGAAGCTTTCAGAGAACAGGAGAGTTCTTTATATAAAAGTGAAATGGCTGAATGGGATGAACCTGTCTTTTTTGAAATCAAAGATAAAATTAAATATCAAAATTATATTGTTGACTACAAAAAAATTGATGAAATAATGTCAACTGAATATAGAGGTACAACTTTTGATAGAGATAAAATTAGACCTTCTGTAAAAGAATTTCAAGATACTAATAAAAAAATTATCAACTACATGGTAAAAGAATTCGAAATGAAAAAAGCAGCTGCAGCTTACAATAGAAGTTGGTCAGCTAAATCAGGTGAATTGGATATGGATAAACTTCACTTGTTCAAACTAAAAGATGATATCTTCAATAGAGTACAAGTTACTCCAGAAGGTAAAAATCATGGGTTAGTAATGTTATTAGATTGGTCTGGTTCAATGCATGGAACAGTTAAAGCAACAGTTGAACAAGCAACATTACTTTCAATGTTCTGTAGAAGACTTTCAGTTCCTTTTAGACTTTATGCTTTTACAGATGGTTATAATAGAGAAGTAGTTAAAGAAATCGAAGACAAGTTCGGTGATGATGATTCCTGGAGAGAAAAAAATGAAGCATATGATACATATTTCAGAGAACAAATGTATGGTAAATCAATTCAAAACAATGAAACAGAAAAAGGTTGGTCTCTTGGTAATGTTAAACTTTTAGAAATATATAATGAAGCACAATCAAATTCAGAATTTACAAGAGCGATAGAAAATTGGTTTCAATTAGCTGAGTCAATAGAAAATCATTATTGGTATGGTGAAGAAGATGCTAACTATGATACTGAATTCTTTTGTCCACAAGGACTAAATTTGAGTGGTACTCCTCTTGATCATGCTTTATTAATTTCTAGAGACTTGATACAAGATTTTCAAGTACAAAACAATCTAGACATTACAAGTTTAATTACATTAACCGATGGTTCAAGTCATAATGTTTTTAGTTATGGTGGTGGAAAAAAACATCTAGTAGATAGAAGATATAATTCTACTGTAAGAATGAATGGAAATAAAGATACTCATAGTCTACTTGAATGGGTTAAAAATACTACAGGTTGTAACACTATAGGATTTTATATCACTAATTCTAAAGGTACTCAGGTAGTTTTTGATGCAGAAAGATTTTGTGGTACTAAATGTAACTACTATGGTGATGAATACGATACTAAAAGAAAAGAATTTAATAATCTTGCAACTACTTTTGATGATGGTTGTTATGATTTAGCAATCATGATTAATCAAAAGAAAATCAAACTTAACTACAATGAAGATGAACTTAATGTAGAAGAAGGTGCAAACAAAGGAGTTCTAAAAAGAGCTCTAGTAAAATCAGGTAACAGTAAAATGAAGCAGAGAGTTATACTTAATAAGTTTGTTTCACAAATGGCAGTATGATAAAAAACTTGAAACCGCTGGTACCCTTTTTGTATAATATGTACATAATGAAAAATAATCAATTAAATAGTGAGGTAAATATATAATGATTAAATTGACAGCTCAACATGAGAAATTTATTGACGCAGCTGCTGGTCTCTATCCAGGACAAGCTGAGTTTTCAAAGTCACAAATTAAAAAGATTTGTGCAGAAACAGGATGTCCAAATCCTTCATGGTTACAAAAACCAACTTACAGAGTAGGACATGGTACTTACTCATTAGAACTTGCAGGTGTTGCAGTTCAAAATAATGTAGTTGACCTTCCAGTAGGTCCAACTTCAACGGGAGCAATTAATGTTCTTTTGAATGATGTTTCAGTAGTTCCTGAAACTGTTAAAGAATATGTTCCATTTGGACATTTTACAGATTTAAAATCAATTCTGAATTCAGGATTGTTCTTTCCAGTTTTCATCACAGGTTTATCAGGTAATGGTAAAACTATGATGGTTGAACAAATATGTGCTAAACTCAAAAAAGAATGTTACAGAGTCAATGTTACTATTGAGACCGATGAAGATGATCTTATTGGTTCAAATACTTTGGTAGATGGAAACATTGTTTTCAGAGAAGGTCCTGTTCTCAAAGCAATGAGAAAAGGTGCTGTTCTTCTGATTGATGAAATTGATTTAGCATCTAACAAAATTATGTGTCTTCAATCAATACTTGAAGGTAAAGGTTACTTAAACAAAAAGACTGGTGAATATGTTTCTCCAGAAGATGGTTTTACAATAGTCGCAACAGCGAACACTAAAGGTAAAGGTTCAGACGATGGAAGATTTATTGGAACTAATGTTCTTAACGAAGCTTTCTTAGAAAGGTTCTCAATCACAATGGAACAAGAATATCCTTCTAATGCAATTGAGAAAAAAATTCTTGTCAAAGAATTTGAAAAACTTGAAGTTAAAGGTGCAACTGATTTTGCAACTAACTTGGTTACTTGGGCTGATGTTATCAGAAAAAGTTTTTACGAAGGTGCAATTGATGAATTAATCTCAACTAGAAGATTAGTTCACATTGCTCAAGCTTTCAAAATGTTCGATAACAAATTGAAAGCGATTGAAATGTGTGTTGCAAGGTTCGATTCAGAAACCAAAGCAACATTCTTAGACCTCTACACTAAAGTAGATGAAGAAGCTAATGAAGTTGATGAAACTGTTTCTTCTTATGAACAAGAACTAGCAGAACTGAAAGCTAGA